TAATTTCACAAACGGAATAGTAAGGACTGGTTGCATTTCTATCAAACCAGTCCATTACTCCGCTAGTTCCAGTTGTCATTGCCTTTTGAACTGCCATAAAAAACTATATTATAAATAATAATAAATTCCAAAACTATATGTTACTCCAGTAGTTGCTAATGCAGCTGCCGTTGTTACACTACTTTTAGTCCAACTAATATCAATATCATTCATTTCGGGTAATTCCCAAACACTTGGACTTGTTAAGTCTTGGATATTATTGAAAGCTAATAATGGTAACCTATATATAATTTGTAAATCGCCTTGATACAATGTTAAAAACGATTGCTTTAAATCTGCTAATGTAACTGGTGTTGCACCACTTAAAGGCGTTTTTGTAATTGCAGTAGGCGTATAAACTTGAATACCTTGTATTTTAGCATTGCGTAATTGTGGCTGGTCTGTAAAGCTAAAAAAAGTCAAAGTACTACCGCTAGGGACATTAATCTCAACGGCTTGGTATCTTTTAATACGCATATCTTTATTTTTAAAAATTTAAAAAGTACCCGTATGTACTGACGGGTGGCAGTAGCGTTTAACTTCGCCAAAGTATATCGTTACTATAACTAATTATTAATCAATTACTTAACCGTTGTGACATTTTGTAAAAGAATGCCTCGTTGAATTACGCAAATGAAACTATTAGTTAAAATAGTAGCTGGTGCGCCGTTAGCCGTTAATTGGAAATTAATATTTGCGGCTCCATTCATTACAATACCTGGTTCTACTGGATAAAACGCATTATCACTGGCATCATTTTGATCCACAGGAAAAATTGTTTGTGCCGTAATACCTACACCACCTTGTGTTTGTGGCACGTAGTAATGACGATAAACGTCCCAAGCTGGTAATACTTGCGCATTATTCACTGTCAAATTTAAAAAACCATTGTAAATACTCCATAAATCATCATCAGTTGCCGATGTAAATATTACACCATTTGGATAAGTATATAATTGTGCCTTTGTTGATGTTCCAGTACCTACTCCAATTAAAACCGCAATTTCGCTTGTAACAAAAATATCTTGTAAGTTAAGACGTTTTTCGTTTACACGAACTGAACCATTTTGAGTATCATTAACCAATACTGGCAAATGATAATTTGCTACTGATGTAGATAAAGCTACTTCACTGCGTAAATAAGATTGCGTTAAAACCGCTTGGTCTACGCTATAACCTAAACCACGAACTAATGATTTTGCATTTTCGAAAATCATTCTTTGTCCCATTTGAGTTGCCATTGTATTAAATTTTATTAATTATTAAATGTGTAAAAAGTTAGTATTAACAATTTGCTTCGTCCATTCCAGCTATTGCTGGTGTCATATAACTACTATCTACTAATCCATTAGTATTATATGCCGCCGCAATTTGTGGAACTTGGTAACCAGCATAACCACTAATACCATTTAAGATACCAAATGATTGTACCAATTTAAGACCACCAGCTGCTACCATACCAGCACCAACACCAGCACCAATATTACCTTTTAAATATTTAGGTAACATAATACCTACTACTACTGGAACGGCAGCTTTTAACTTTTCGTTCATTGTAGCTGGTAAAAATTTAGCTACTGCGCCAGCCGCTACTGCTCCAGCGATAGTATAAATTGCACCAGTTAATTGACCACCCATTGCACCTATGCCAGACATTCTACGTCTTGACCTGGTTGTGCGTCTTTTAGTTGCTCTTTTTCTTTTTGCCATTTTGTTTAATTTTTAATTATTGTGAAAATTGTTATTAATGTAAAATATTATCTAATTGTCTTGTAACTTCTTCAAATGCAAACCAACTTAATAAATTTCTATTATTAGTTTCTAATGCCAAAGGGTCTTGTTTATCCCATTTGCTACCAAATAAATCCTCTACTCTTAAACCACTATTATATACTGCTTCATTTAATAAACCAACTATTTCGCTTTGATATTTTTTATAAAATGCTAAAGTATCTTTATAATAAATTAATTGATTTATAATACCTGATTGTAAACCATTATTTAATATTTCATCAAATAATTGTTTTAAACTACTATAATCTTTTGCTTTACTTTTTAAAATTGTTATTACCCTTTTCATTAAAGGTCCTACACCTAATGAACTTAAATTTTTAATTTCTTGCGCTTTTGTTATTTTTCTAATTCCTAATAACTTGCCACGATCACTACGATTTGCTCTATTTTCATAATAAGTATTACCACTAGCACTAGTACGTTTACCTGGTTTTTTAGCTTGGTAACGCTTATCATAATCTTGTTTAGTTAATTTTCTTTTTGCAACTTTTTTAGGTGCTGCTTTTTTCTTAACTACTTTACGAACAACTTTTTTAACTGCTTTCTTTTTAACTGCTCCAACTTTCTTTTTTCCGTATATATGTGCAAACGCTTCTTTTAAAGAAACGCCAGTTTTTTGCCTATATGCAATTGCTTGTTTAAATTTAGCTTTTGCTGTTTTTTGTGCTGCTGTCATTATTTTATATTAAAAGTTAAAAAAGTTAGATTTGAACATCACCTTTAGGATAATTATCTACTATATCGTCTGCTAATACTCTAACCTCATTAAAACTTCTTTGATTTCTTACAATCCAGTCATAAGTTACTGGACTAGCTAAACCATTTAACATTACATAAACGTCAGGCTTACTACTTCTAATCATATCACCTTCTTTCAATCCATATTGGTATCTTGGGACTGCTGGTATAAAAGGTGGTGTAGGCGTTGTATTGCTACTTGTTGTATTATTACTTGTTGTTGTAGTTGTTGCACTACTTTTTTTCATAGTAAATAAATAATAAACCACTCCTAGACCTAATGCGATGTAAATTAAATTTCCTTTTTTCATTATTTTTTCTTTTTTAATATTAAAAATAGTCCTAACCCAATTCCTAAATAAAGCAATATACTACTAGTGCTTTTTGTAATGTTGCTTAAACTTGGTATAGGTGATTTTGTTTGTTGTATTAATTGATTTGCTTCATTTATATATCCACCTCTACGCAATTTATTTGCTAAATCTTCCGCTGTAATTGTTCTATTAAAAAAACTATTGTATGTCAAAACATCTTGGGTTCCATAATTTCTAATATATTGCAAAATATTTAATGCTTCATTTTCTATACTTTGTCCGTCTTTTATTATCCAAGTAATAGCACTAGTTCCAATTGGTTGCCCATATTTACTATCTAATGCTACCCACCCTTGCCAATCATTTGGATTTGGTTTTCCTTTATTAATAGAATTTATTATTAAAGGTATAGCCGCCAAAACAACATCAATTGTAATTGTAATTGGGTCCACTGGTGGTAAAATTACTGGCATATATTATTTTTTCTTTAGAATTAAATATAAACCAAGTCCACCAACAACATATAATAATATCATATTAGTAGTAATACCAGTACTAGCTTGTTGCTGGTATTGTGGTAATGTTGGTCCTTGATAACCATAATTATTATCTTGTGGTGGTGGTGGTGCAATATAATTACCAGCTGTATCTATTAATTTTCCAAATATATTATTCCAATCAATTGCTCCAATTTCATTAGATATTCCACCTATACCAGTAATACTTGCGTCCTGTATTGCTCTAGTAACTTTATTAATAGCTACTTTAAATTCTAATTCTTTACTACTTCCGTATTTTAATACACCAGCATTTAAATATTTATCACGCATATTTACTAACTTATCCCTATACCTTTCCATTTCTTGTAAAGTTGCCGTTGATTGTGATGCTGTTCCTGACATTGCAATTAGTGCCATTTTTATTTTTTTATCTTTTATAAATACTGGTTCCTTTTTTTGATTAAACTTGGCAAGTACTGGATCTACCCAAATTTCATTTTTTGTTCCTGGATATAATACTGAAAAAACGTGTTGTGGTTCCTTTGTATCATATCTATAACTTGCAAATCTATACGCTAATGGCACTTTAAAAATTCCTTTTCTATTTAAACTACTCATTACTCCATTAATAAAAGTAGCATAGCTTTTACAATCTGCACCTTGATTCATACTAACTATTGCGCTAGGTGAACGCAAAGTTTGTTTTTCTATTGGCTCAATGTAATAAGGAACATAATTTTTTAAAAAATTAAATACATTTTTTGCCGTTTCTACTTCATTATCACCTATAAACAATTCACTAATCTTATCATATTCATTTTGATAATTATCGTGATTATCCAAAATACCTTGTATTATATCATTAGTATTTTGGTCGTTTATTAATACCTTTTTAAAATTAGTAAATGGTGCCAGTTTTTGTAGCACCGAATTTTTACTTATCATAAATTATATTCAAAATTTAATGGTAATGTAATTAAATCAATCATTATATTTCCATTAAATACTAAACTTACGCCTCGAGTATTAAAACTTCTAATTAATTGCGATACACCAGTATATGATAATGTTACTGGTATATTTAAAATTGAACTACCACTTTGTAATGTCGTTGGCGTAATTCCTACTACATAACCAACTTTTATTTTATCAATAAATAAATCCCCTTTTATATTTTGTATTTGTGCTGTTATATCAGTAGGGTTATTTACTTGTACTACTAAATTTAAAGTAGGATTTGTAAATGACATAGTACTAAAGTCTATTGTCTTAAAGAAAACTGAAAATGTTTTTGATAAAACATATTTTTTGTAAACTATATATCCAACTATTGTAGCTGGAATTATCCACCAGTTTTTTCCCATAAAATATAATTGCCATAAAATTACGGCAATTAACTAAAAAAACAAATTTTTTGTTGCCTATGGCTATTTTTTTAGGTATAAATGACTTAAATATGCCTTTAAATGTTAAATTTTAGGCATTGTGGAAAAAAATTTTGGGTAAATGTATATTCTTGTTTTATTTTTATTTAGCTTTGCTATCGCTTCGCCTTTAGCGAACGACTAGAAAGCTAAATAAAATAGAAATACCCCTAGAAACACTATTATTTTAACTTTTTTGACCTTTAAAAATAAGAATTATTGGTAATATCAATAATATTTACTTATTTTATATCGTTATTCTATTTTACTGACTATAAAATTTACAAAAATGATGCACTTTAACTCCTTGAGTAATACCAATGCTGTATTGCTTGAAATTCAAAAAATTGTAAGAAAAAAGGAAACGCTGGAACAAATTTACCAGCTAACCCCTTATCGTAATGTTGCAATCCTATTATCTGCTACTGGTAAAACTGGTGTAGAGCAAATGATATGGATAACCAATGATATGTTGCCTTTTCATTTACCCAATGAAATTGCAAATATATTGGAAGATAGTATTGAACAATACAATAAAGATATTTCTAGTTTAAATCAACACCTTAAAAATTTATAATTATGCGTAAACTTTATTACCTGGACTATATTATTTTAGTAGATGACAAAAAAAGCATTTACATAGTTGCACTTGATATGTCCGAACACTTAACCCTAGTATCTGCTCAACATCATATTGATTACTTAACAAAATAAACCTATGAACAATTTAACTGCACCAGCTTATCCGGTAGTGCCACTCCAGGACAATTTTAAACGCTTGATTGTGCCTATACCTGGACTATCTAAACTAGAACATTTTGCACTAGAAATTTATCTAAATTCATTAGAAAATAATATGGACGATAGTATTGAAAAAGCAATTGTATTTTTAAACAAATTAGATGAAAAAATTAAAAATTTAAATAATGACAAAAGCAATGAAATGGCTATTTTTGACCGCTAACGGACAAGCCGTAGTAATATTAATTACTGCTTTTCTAATATGTGCTTTACTTCAAAATTATTAATGTGGAAAATAATGACTATAAAATAAACATTGATGATTTACTTGAGAAACGAAAATATAACCCAAATTACATTCCTACAAAGGAAAATATTGTGTTTTCAATCCAGGATAAGCATATAGGAAGCCTACAAAATTTTATAATTTTTAGTGGACTGCCTAAAGCTGGTAAATCAACTTTTATTTGCGCTATGATTAGTAGCGTATTTAATACTTATGAAATTTTTACAATGAAACTACGAACTCCACCTGGTCGTAGAAAAGTTTGCTTAATAGATACTGAAAGTAGCGATTATGATTTTTATCGTACTATTAATAAGATTAAAGATTTTGCTGAAATTAACGAACTGCCATCTTATTTTGATGCTTTTCAAGTAAGGGAAGATAGTAGTACTGCAATTAAACAAATGGTGGAAAGGTACCTTGAACTTAACCAGGATTGCGCTATTTTAATTGTGGACGGCTTACTAGATTTACTTGTTAATTATAATGATGAAAAGGAAAGTAGCTTATTAACTAAATGGTTAAAAAAAATAACCAAACAGCATAACATTTTATTAATATCAGTATTACACCAGTCAAAAAGCAATTTAGCTACTACTGGTCATATTGGTAGTGCCAGTGATAGATTTGCTCAAAGTACATTGGATATTACAAAAGACAAAGATAAAAACACCTATGTACTATCTAGCCGTTTTATGCGTAGTGATAGTGATTTTGAACCTATTACTTTAATGAATTTTCAAGGTATTTTTCAGCAAGTAGAAACTGAACAAATAAAAACTGCACCAGGTAAAAAAGCTACTGATTTAGATGAAATTGAAAGTAAACGTTTATTACAGCAAATTGTAACGTTTCCTATGCCTTATGCTGATATATCTAGTGAAATAATTGAACGTACCGCCACCAGTAAAGCATTTGCTAAAAATTTAATAAAAATATGGATAAGCAAAAACTATATTGTAAAGGATAATAAAAACAATTATAAAATACTCTAACTTTTTACTTTTATGAAAATAATAATAATTATCATTATTTGGGAAATTGCTAAAATTATATTTTATAAACTTATAAACAAATAACCTATGACATTCATAAAACGCTTTTACTTAATCTTCGTACTATTTCCTTGCGCTATCTTATATGCTAGTGCCGTTATGATAATAACAATAATTCAATATTTAATTGACCAATCAAAAATTTCAAAATACTAATGGTTAGTTTGTAGTCAAAAAAAACCAGGTAATGCTTTTTAGGGCGTTACCTGGCTGACTATAAAATAGACAAATGACTGCCTACTCTAACTTTTTTCACTACGAAAATACTAAATATGACCAATAGAACAAAAATTTATTTTATCATTCTGCAACGAAAAGTAGTTAGTTTAAAAGATTTACAAGATATAACCAAGTGGAAACCAATTAACATATTACGAGCAGTTGCTCCATTAATCATAAAACGCAAAATTAAAGCAGTAACCCAAGATAATGTTAGATACTTCACTATAATTGATAAACCACTAAAAAATGGCTAAAATCCTATATTCCGCTATTGTTTTTATGGCTGATAATACACCAGTTCGTAAATATCGCAATATTACCAATATTAATAACTTTACTAATTTTGCTAGATCTATTGGTGCCGACTATTTTAACCTATACGAAAAGACCAGTAAAAAGTTTCAAGAACGTATATACATAAAAAAAGGGGTATAGAAATACCCCTTACCTTTACTTAAACTATGCAATAAACCCACCTTATGATAAAAATAGTCGCTTTTCAGCGTTTCTGCGTCCTTGTAAGCCTTTATTTACTTTACCCCCAGCATTTACCCATAAATCAAATTGATTAGCTACAATATCCTTATTTGTACCATTATTAAGCAATTTGAGTAAAGTACTACCAGCAAAAGCATTTTCCCCTACATTATATGTGAAACTAGCTAAAGCTAGTAGCTGATTGTCATTTATTGGAACCCTAATTTTTGACATTACAAAATCGTATTTATCTTGCGCCTCTAACAATAGCCAGCGCTTTGCCGTTGCTTTATCAATAATGTCAGTTTTAATAACTGGACGCTTTGCGTCCCAATTGTACCCACTACCATAACCAACTGAATATTGCATATAGTCCCATACTGGAACAGCTATAAATCCCTCAAAATTTGATATTACATTAAATAGCTTATCACTTATT